ATGAAAACAAGTGAAGCATTAAAAATAGTGGGAGGCCTGAGCAAGCCTTCAAAGATGCCCGGATGGGCCTATGGTTTACCAGCTGCGGAGTGTAAGACTGGCGGAAAATTAAAATTAATACCTAATTCAGTATGCAGCGGATGTTATGCAGACAAAGGTTGTTATGTTTTCCCGGTAGTACAAGCAGCTCAATATAGAAGGTTAGAGGCTATACGCTCACCGTTATGGGTTGGAGCAATGAGTCTTTTAATCAATTCAAAAAAATCAAAAGAATTCCGATGGCACGACAGCGGCGACGTTCAGGACGAAGAGCATCTATTAAAAATTTTTGCTGTTTGTAAACTTACACCTGGCACCAAGCACTGGATGCCAACAAGGGAGGCGTGGGTCAAGTCATTTTTGCCTTTATGCCCTGATAATTTAATAATTAGATTTTCAGGTCAACTAATTGACCAGGGGCCAGTAAAGAGCTGGCCGCACACGTCGACAGTATCAACGAATCCTGAGCTGGTGACATGTCCAGCGCCAACTCAAAATAATGAATGCAAAGACTGCAGAGCGTGCTGGGATAAGTCGACACCAAACGTCTGTTATGGTAAACACTAGTATGGAATTTAAACACCCAAAATATTACGCTGAGCTCAAGAAGATCCATGAAGCCTGGACCAAGCAGCAAGCGACAAGCCACAAGCCTCAAGCTGCAAGCGACAAGCAACAAGCTACAAGCCCTGAAGCTTCAAGCAGCAAGCCTCAAGCCCCAAGCAACAAGCCTCAAGCTTCAAGCCGCAAGCGACAAGCTCCCTGATTTTCTTTCCTTCATAAAGTTTTACAGACCTAGAAGAGAGGTCTTTAACTAAGATAAATGTGTTCTCAGGATGCTTCACATGAAAGGCAATTTGGTGTGGAGAAAATCTTACTTTGTTTGTCTTTGTAACTTTAAGCTCTATAGTGAAAAAGTGCCTAGAATTATTATAGACCAATAAATCAGGAGTACCGGGTAAGCTAAGATTCTCCAATCTAATAAGCGAAAATTCTTTAAAATATTTTTTAATTTCTGCATAAAATTTTGTTTCTGGTTTCACTTTTTTTCAAGTTAACAGGTTCTTTTCCAATATACCTATCTAGAGCTTTGTCAACACAAAATTAGTGTGACTGTAAAAAACAATTGATAGCATATCTTACGCCCTTCTTTATGGGTTCAGTACCATGAATCCAAATAGGTTCTGCTGGAAATATCATAGCATCTCCTGTCTTGAAAGAGTGTTTAACCTGACCATTAAAAAATCTAAATTCACCACCCTCATAGTCTTCATTTAAGTTTAATGTACAGGAAGCTCTTATTAAACCAGATAAATCTATATGATCTTTTATAAAATGACCTTTTTTATATTTTAAAATACGAACACTAAAATAATCAGAGATAATATTCATATCGAAGGTAGGACAGATACTTCTTTGTATATAAACAGAATAATTAAGTATCATTAAAGATATATATTTTTTAGCTAAATTTAATGGTTGTTCATAATTTTTATTGTTCAAACATAATTTAGTTAAATTAATAGACTTGTAGTTATCATATTCATTTTGTTTGCTTTTAAATTTATAACTATTTTCAAAGGTAGCGTGTTGACTATTGTTTTCGTAGAAATCTATTAGATATTTACAAACATCTTTAGGAACTAATTTATCTATATGATATTTTAGATCTATGATCTTATAATCAAAAGACACTAAATCTATCCTATTTTCTTTAGAACTTTACCCATATTCCAAGTCTCAGCTTTTACTGTGAATACTAGTCTATGTGATTCTCTCACACCAATAAGTTTATTTTCCATTAACTGTAAAGAAGTGATGTCATAATATTTTCCATCAGGGAGACATACCTGTACTCTAGCATTTTGAGTCACAGGAGACTTCATCATTTTATCTAATACTTGTCTTAATAACTTTCCGTTCATAATTTTTAGTCATGTGTGCCTTGCTAACTAACAAAAAGGTTAAAAAAGAAACAAGGCACATATGATCAAAGAGCGTTGCTAGCAATGTGAGACTAACAACAGGTTGACTTATATCATTGTTGTGTTAAAAGTCAAACACTATGAGTACAAAAGAAAATGGCAAAAAATGGGACGGTAAATCTAGAATATCAAATGATATTTATAGAGTACGTTGGAAAGAAATATTTGGTCAAGAAAACTTAAATGAAGAATTGCCAAAAGACGAAGAAGATTATTTAGAATCACTCAAAGAAAAATTATAATGGGTCTACCAAAAAAACTTACAGAACAGCAAATTAAATTTGCAAATATTTTGATTGCAGAAGAAGGCAGAAAAACGGCAACACAATGTGCAATTGATGCTGGATATGCAAAAGAGTCTGCAAGACAGGCAGCTAGTAAATTACAAAATCCAAAATTATATCCGTTAGTAGTTCAATACATTGGAGAACTAAGAGCTGAATGGCAAAAGAAATATGAAGTTACATTTGGATCACATATTACAGAATTAGCTAAACTCAGAGATGAAGCTAGAGATAAGAAAGCTTGGTCTGCAGCTGTCAATGCAGAAGTTGCACGAGGTAAAGCTGCGGGTTTGTATATCGAACAGAAGATAATAAGGACAGGTAAATTAGAAGACCTATCAACAGAAGAACTAGAATCCAGAATGAAGCAAATAATAGATGACTACTCACCCATACTTGAAGGTGTGGAAATAGAAGAACTAAAAGATAAAGTTCGAAAAGAACCAAAGCAATTAAAACAAGAATCAGAGGAAGAGCCATCATTAAATTAATATCTTCTCCATCTTTTTAATACACCCTTTTGGAAATACATTACGACCACTAAATACTTCATCTTCTATATCATACGTAGAAAATGTCTTTACAGTCTTATTGTCTTTTGAAAACACAAAACCATATGTAATTAGAGTTGCATAATTCATATTTTCAAACTGAGCAGGATGTGCATGGTCCTCTTCACCGGTGATATCAATCCAGGTTATCTTGTGTAGATAATACTTCTTTTTCTTGATTTGACAGATTATTGGCTTTTTCATGCTCTCCTTAATAGAATATATATATTATATATAAAATATATTTTTTGTTTAAAAAGTTTGTCTAATAGGGAAATATTTGTAACGTCATGTAACGTCCATGTAACGTATGATTTACTACATTTTTTACTTAAATAAGTATTGATTTTACTATCTTTTTTGTCTTTAGAAGTAAAATGTAACGTTGTAACGTATTTTTTCATCTTTTTTGAAAAAAATTTTTTCATAAAAATGTAATTTACTATATATGGGAAATCCCTGAACTCTGAATCAAGTCCCCTTTTCCTTGATTTTTGTAGTATTCGCTCACTCTTTGTAACCATTTCCACATATAATTCTGAAACTCTGAACCCTGAACCTTGAATTTTTGAAATAAATTGTCCTTAGTACACATTAATACAACTCCCTGTTGTATATTAGTTTTATATACATAATTATGAGCCACAGCATATCCCGCCAGCTGCAGGAAATAATCTTCAATCCATTCTCTTCTTTTAGGCTTGTTCGATTGTTTAAAATCTACTATACTCTCGACTCCTTCATAAATACCTGCTAAATCAGTTGCTCCAGCATAAAGACCTGGATAGTACAAAGTCATCTCAGTACCCCATATTTCGTCCATACAGCCCCGTAGACCGTCATTGAATATAATTTGGGCCATCTTACCTGCCTGCATTCCAACATCGCTTAAATCAGCGTGTTTTTCGTCTAACAGCATACTCTCAATAATTCTATGCATAATAGAGCCTCTCTCAGCTGCATTGTCTCTAATTTTATCTGCCTCAATTTTGCCTACTTTTTGCTGCCATTCTGACAGTTTTGCTTTCTTTTCTTTTGACTGAGTTTGTGATAGGATCGTTGTTACAGATGGTAACTTATCGGTACCTATTTCGTAGTGCCTTTGACCCATGACTAAGCTTCTAATCGACGATGGGTAATCGAATTTTTTATTCCATTTCATTTGCTTGTATTGAAATCCCTTCCAAATTTTTTCTTAAAATCATCATTTACCTTTTCATAATCATTTATAATTTCTGCCAATTTTTTAGGTAGTTTTTTATCTTGACCACATAATATTTTAAAACAATCAGTAACACTTAATTTAAGAACATATGAATCTTTTTGTCTTCCTCTATTCCATTTCATAAACTAAAATCCATACTCCTCTTTTCTTGTTTTCATCGCCTCGAGCCATTTTTCTTTTATCTTTGGGTTTTTCTTAAAATTAAAACTACCATAAGTATCAAAAAATTGTGCAGAAAAATCTGCAAATTTCATAACTTCTTTAAATTTATCTCTTTTTCTTTTAACCTTTATTAAAGGATAAAATATTCTTGCAAATAAATGGATCTTTGTCATTTGATATATTTTAACATCATAACAAGGTTTAGTTTCATTAGGTCTTTTTTGTTTTTTAACAATTTTTGCAACAACTTTCTTTTCTTTCTTAAAAAGATTTAGTATTTTATTTAGATAAGCTCTTACAAGTCTACAAACTTTTAAATTAGAAGAAGTAAAAGTAAGTATATTTATAAATCTATAATTTTTAGATTTTTTATTAAATTCTTTACCAACAAATATACATCCTTCAGCATCAAAATAACCGGCCAGCCAAGCCCCTCTTACATTTATACCAGTTATTGTATTATTTAATTTAAAGTTATTTTCTTCTGCAAATTTTTTAACTATATCTTTTTTTTCTACCATGTAGGGATAAATCATTTGTGTAAAATGAATTGCATCTTCACCATCTAATACAGTCATCCATTGATCTTGATGATGTTCTTTTCTTCTTTTTTTAAAATAAGTTTTTTTACCATATAATTCATTAAGTTCGTCAACTACATTTTTATCAATCAAATTTAAACTGTATCTTAATCTTTTATAATTTTTACCTCTACTCATAAAAGATCCATCACCATCAGCCATACCTGCGTGATAAGCCCAAAAACCTAAATCAGTATTCTCTTCTATTTTTTTATATTTATCTGTCATTTATCTCCTTTCACAAGTAAACATTTGTTTTTACCAGACTCTCTAACTCTAAAATCGTAGTATTCTAATAATCTAGCAATCAATGCCATGTCATAGTTTTGCCAATCATCAAATACAAAACGTGTGATAGGTGCACTGTGATTAGCAAACCATATTGCTTCTGTTGAAACAGCTCTTGTAGTATGAGGTCCATCAAAATGTACAAAGGCAAACTTTGAATCTTTATGCTTTGACACTTCCATAAAATCTGTATCTGTCATATTACACAAAGTAAACTTAGCTTGCTTTCTGTAGGGCATCATATCATAAAGCAATGTATCTCTCATGGTGTCTGGATATGTAGGAGCAACTCCTTTTTCAAAACCCTCCCAGGTACAGTGTTCTTGATTATCTACGTGTTGATATTCTAAATCCCCGTAAGGATCGACACCCACGTGAATATAGTTATTGCGAATATTATCCATAATAATTTTAGATCCCAATCCTTCTCTAACGCCGATCTCACACGTTTTATAACCTTGAGCATCGAACTTAGACCATTTTTCAAGTAAGTCATATTCAGAACTATCTCCTCTAATCATTTAATTTTTTCTCCCTTAATTTATCTTGTAGGTATTTCTTTTGTTTCTGTAACATTCTAATTCTTTCAATTAGACTATGTACTAAATCTTTTGTTAGCAATGAAGATTGTTTTTGCACAACACGTTGAACTTCATTTACTTTCTTTAATGATTTTATTTCTTCTTTTAACATTGTTTCTCCTTCTGATTTACACATTGGACATTGTACTATTTCTATTTCATCATCTTCTATTGACCTTTTAACTTTTAAAAAGCCATTTCCTCGGCACCGAGGACATATCGTCTTTGACATTATTCATCCTTTCTAAAGCTTCAAACACTTTGTTTCTAATCATGTTGTGATCTAAATCTGCAAACTCACAAACCTTTACAAAATCAGAGTTAGGTAAAGTCACATAATCTAATTCATGAAAACGTCTACCTGCATAGTGTTCTGGATATCTTACTATTTTATTTTTAATTCTCATTGCATCTTCAATTGCAACGATCAAAACATTTCTCCAAAGATTTCTTAATGGATTAAATGCATCAAACTCTCTTAGAGTTTTTGGTCCCTGAAAGTTTGCCATTTAACTTTTTCACTTTCTCATCAACGATTACTTTCACTGTTTGTGCTCTGGACAGAGTGACCCCTGGTGCCAGATTCTTGGCTATCTTGCCAATTTTATCGTAGGTGTCGTGCGATACTGCAAGACTCCGGTATTTATTTATGTCTGTCATCTATTTTCTCCTTTAGTTTATTGTGTTTGATTTATAATAAATAAAATAATTATTTCTTAATCTCGCTGATTTATATGCAGGAACCAAAATAATATATTTTCTAGTTCTCAATTTAGACATCACTTTTTGAGCTTTTTCATATATAGAACCTTTAACTTTTTTAAGATCTTTCACTATTCCAATAATTTGATCATACATCCAGCTATTGTGATAAGGATTAAAATTAGGATTAAATTCTAAATGAAACCTAGCCTCTATCATATCTGATTTATTAATTAAATTTCTAATCCATTCATAAATTTGTTCTTTTTTATCCTCGCTAACATTTAAATTTTGATCAACTGCATCACATAATTTATCATAATGTTTTTGCATTGCTTTACTCATTTGATTTCTGTAATTAATTTTTTCTTTTTTTTCTTTTAATTCTACATTTGAAAAAAATTCAGCTTCTTCTATTTGTTTTGGTTTAACATTAACAGAAGTAAATGTTTCGTAAAAACCAGTGTTTATTAAATCTCTAGAATTTTTAATAGTTCTAAATTTTTGTAAAGCTCTTAATTCCGTTTGTCTTACTCTTTCTTTTGTAATTTGAAATTTTAATCCTATCTCTTCATAAGTATAACAGTGTTTATCTGGATTTATTCCATAACGCATTCTAATAATTTTTTCTTCTCTAGGGCTTAAACAATTAGACATAATCTCACCTATCTTAGAAGTTACATCAGATTCAATAGCTCTAATCTCTTGATTTTTAGCTGGATTAATTAATTTTAATAATTGTTTTTCTTCCATTTTAGTTTCAAAAGTAGTTCTACTAAATCCTTCCATTTGTCTCTCTGTAAATGCTTCTTCTACATCTATTCCTAATAAATTTAAAAGATTTTCACATTGTTTTGATAAACTTCCATTATTATTTAAAGGTGGTCTTTTACCACTTATAATTTCATTTGTTGAAACATAAGGTAAATTATATTTTTTACAAAACGACGATACAGATGGATGTCCCATTGCTTCAATAGCAGATAGTAATCTGTCATTTCTTATTGTTACTTTAATTCTATAATCTTTCATATAATCTCCTTTATTTTAATATCTAACTATATAGGATAATTATATTTTATGTCAAGTCTTTCTTTTAAAGTTAATTCTATTACCTGTTTCTTCTTTAGGTGTATGTTGAGCAGCTTCTTTTACTAATTTATACCACTCTTCTCTATATTTAGGATCTCTGGTTTTGTTCCAATTATTAGCGGCCTGGTCTGCCTTGTCTGTTATATTTTTTATAACTACGTTTCTCATTTTTATTCTTTCTTTTTTTGTGAACGCCTGGACGTTTCGGGGGTTTTGGTCTAGGTGTGAAATTGACAAACTTTTGTCTAGCCATATCGTTCCTTCAACCATTTTTTATCAGACTCTTCTAGTTTTAAATATCTAATTGAGCCATTGATATGTTGCTTGGTGTCTGCTCCACAGTTTGTGCATCTGTAATAATCTGTAACAATTGCAACCATGATAGCTTCTTCACCGCATTCTTCGCAGTGACCATTTACAGTATCAATCTTGTTAAAAAAATTTAATTTTATTTTAGACAACTTCTCCGTCCTTCCATTTCATCTCCGGAAGGCCTTCAGTATATTTCTTTCCATCGAATGTTAAAACTTGCTTTCTATTTGCACCATTTTCATTGTAAGACACGTGAATCCACCCCGCTGCAGGATCGTTTGGATCAAAGTACTCCATGATAAGCTGGTCAAAATCTACGTTATTTTGTAGCCAGTATGCTGTTTTAATGTTGGGTATACCATTTATTTCTAGGTCAACCGCCTGGCCCTTCGCATGCTGCGACGTCTTTTTAGATCCTATTGCTTCACATAAAGCTTCGCTACGATAGCCGCTGGTAATGATCACAGGCTTGTCTGCCCATGCACGTAATGGTTCTAAAATCTCATAACATAGATCACCTAAATTTTTTATCTCACCTGCTCCTGGTGTATTGTCAATACCTCTACGTTGAGCCGTCATTGACTTGGTCATCTCTTTGAGACTGAAATGTTTTGAAAGTTGCATTTTAATTTGTTGCTAGTGGATTACCGCTTGAGATTCTTATTTCTTCTATTCTGTTTTTTAGAAGTTCTATTTCTTTTTTGTTAATTAACATAGTTGTATGACCGTGTTCGTTTTGGCCAACTAATTGTTCTTCGATACCTTTAATCTTTTGTTCAAGAACAGCAATAGCTGCAGAGTGATCTACACCACCAGCATTTTCTAATGCATCAAGTTTAGTTGTGATCTCACCATACTTTACAAAGCCACCACCGATTGCTGCAATAACACCAAGTAAAGCTGCTACACCTGCTAATTGATTTTTAATCTTATCCATTTTTTAATACCTCTAACTCGTTTATCAAATTTTGACGTTCTTGTAAAACCCTATCAAGCTGTTGTTTTTGTATAAAAATAGGGTCATTTTGTTTATACTCGACTAAATCAGTCGGATATATATCTCTATTATCCTGGATATTTAGTTGATCTTCGTATATAATTTTTGGCTCATAAAAAGGAATATTGTATGCTTCCAGAGGATTATCTCCAGTCATTACTGATAACTTTACTAGTGATATTAGCTGTAAGTTTTTATCTATAGCTTTAACTTCAGATTCTATTTTTTCTAAAACAGTTTCAAGTCTGACTGTTTTTGTTTTTTCCGATCGTACAGTTTCTTTTTGTTCTTGATTATCCGATTCCTCAGCATTGGTAGATTCAGTAGGATCGCTATTGGATTCCTCTTCGCTAATTTCTTTTTCTTCTTTTTTTTCATTGTCAAAAAACTCCATTACCATTTCCATTACAGGTTCGTCTTCTTTTTTATCATCTTCCATCATCGGAGCCATTGTCATCATTGGCTCATCAAATGATTCTTCTTCTTTCATTTCTTTCATCATAACAGGCTCATCAAAGAACTCAACCATCTCCATCTCTTCCATCTTTACTTCAGGTTTTTGATCCATGATGCCTGCTTCCTCAAACGTAAAATTATCTTCAATGATTTTGATGTCTTCTTCAGGTTTAAAATCATCAAACAGTTGTACTATTTCGTCTTGTATGGATTGATCTAAAGGTTGGGACTCGTAGGTAATTGTAAGGCTTGGTTCCTTGAGATCGACCCCATAATGGCTTGTACTATTAGAAGTATCTGAGAAATCGTACCGTACATCGACGTTATAATCGGTTTGACTATTTCTAGATATAGAAAGACTGTCAGTCCCAGTGTTGTAAGAACCGCAGTTAGTATAGCCACAGCCAGTAGAATTATAAGTTCTTGTTTGAATCGTTGTTTCACCATCCGCTCCTGTTATTGTAACGGTCGATTGTACAGTAGATTCGTAGTTATTCCAATGCCAATATTTAAATTGATGATTTGTAGTAAATCCGTCCTGTAATTGTGCTTCTGTTAGACCTACATCAGTAGTAAGAGAATAGCTATCAGACTGTATGTAATCACCATTGTGAGCAGCAATAGTGTTGCTACCATGCCTATCAGTTGCAGTTCCGCTCCATTCTCCTAAATCAAAGTTTTGATTGAGGATGTTACTTGTCGTAACTTGTTCAGCATTACTTAGGTGGCTGATAATCAGGCTTAGGCTTAGGTAAAATAAGAGCTTCTTCATCTGCCTTCTCCTTGATCTTTAAATTTTTTATATACTGTGTGTGATCTGGTCTTAATTTAGAATACTTCTGCCATGCTTCTGTTGCCTGTTTCCCGATCTTACCTTCAAAAGGACATGGTGTTCCAGCATTGATCATAGCTTCAAAGACTCTTTCATCTTGACATAGTATAGCTACAGCTGCCACTTTCATACCAAGATTATTTAGTTCTCTTGATAGTTTGATTCTTTCACAGTTCTTATCTCTGAATGATTTACCACCTGATACACCAATACCAAAAGTTTGTACCCCTGCTGATGCTCCTGCAAGACAGACATCTGAACCTGTGTTAGTTACATTTGGTGCAGCTGCTGTGGGTGGTGCTGATCTAATATTAGATGTAGAATTATTTGTTGTAGTAGAACTCGAAGAACTTCCTGACTCGTATGTTGTAGATGTAGTATATCCTCCCGTGATCGAAGTATTCGATCCAGATGTATTATTCTGGGTAGTGTCTGCACACACCCATGTTGTCATTAATAGCAAGAACAGGAGTATTCGCATTGATTATTTCCATAACCAATCGATTACTTTCTGCCATACTTTCTTAAGTTTTTCTATCATGTTTTCTCCTCCCTCATCATGTTCACATGTAAAACAGCCACATCCACCATCCATAGGACGTGCTTCGCAGCTATCTCCACAATGACAATCATGGTTACAAATTACACAAATCATTTTTTCTCCTCGATATCATAAAACATATTATCTGAATCCTCAGTAACCCAGTCATCACCCTCAACATCCCAATAGGTAGTTTGTACTTTGTAGTCTGGCCAAGTGTTATCAGTTGTATAGCTGTTAACGTGCCATATAATTCTATTGTTAGGTTGAGCGGCGTAATTACCGTTTTTTAATGCAAGTATGTGTGCACACTTGTGTTCCTGCGGAATTTCAGAATGTTCCGTATTTAGTATATTAGTCTCTGGATGCGCCCAGTCAATAGTAAAAAGGTACTGACCGTGATAAAATTTTTTGTCTTTTCCTAGATATTTACCATCTATACCAGCCAACCAATCAAAACAATGCACACTAGGATAATAGCTAAAACTATTCCACAATTCCAACTCATCCACTCGCATATCTGGCACTTGATCTCTGTTGTATTCTTTTTGAAAAAACGCAGAAATAGGTAGTCTGTAATAAACAGCACCATTCGTAAGCATAATGTGAAACAGTAGTGCACGCCCTGAAATAGAAGCCATACCAAAGATAACACAGTCAAGAAAGTCTCTTTCATATGTTTTATCCATGTCGTAAAGATACTCTTTTCGAACTTTACAATATATTGGTGGTATGTTTGCATTAAGATAAGCCATAGTTTCCTCATTTTATTTCACCCCAGTTTGGACCAGATTCGTAATCTACTTTGTTTGGTACCTCTAAGTCAACTGCATTTTCCATTATATCTTTTATTTTTGCAGCTTCCAAATCATTCATGACAGATATATCTAATTCATCATGAACTTGTATATGTGGTATTATACCTTCTTTATAAAGTTCTATCATTGCTTTTTTTGTCATATCAGCTGCACTACCTTGAATTAATTTATTCAAAGCTTTGTATGTAAATGCTCTACGTGTTGGATTTTGCCACCAGTAATTTTTTTGTTTTGTAGGATTGCCATCTTCATCTAAAAGGTATGGTCCCATTTCTTGTAACTCTCTCATTCTCTCTTCATCTTCTGGCGGTATATATTTATTCCAATCATTACCTCTTAATATTGGTTGGTATTTAGGAAACCTACAACGTCTTCCAAGTAAAGTTTTTATTACACCTTTCTTTTCTGCAGCACTAATTACTTTATTCATTAGTTGTTTTACAAAAGGTGCTTTACTATGATACTTACCAAATAATTCTTCTGCTTGAGTAAAAGTTAAATCTAACTCATTCATTAATTTATTTTTTCCCATACCATAAAACAATCCAAGGTTAATTGTTTTTGCTTGCTTTCTAGGAATGTCAGCCATCTCTGCAACAATTTTGTGAAAGTCTGTAGATGGATCGTTTTCATATGAATCTGCAATATCATTCACTGAAGGTAATTCAAACTTCAAAGCATAGTGTGCAACAAGTCTTGGTTCCTGTTGCGAATAGTCAAAGGTACCCCACTTCATACCTTCTTCAGGTAAAAATAATGATCTAATCATAGGACCTAATTCAGGATCTCTGGCCGGTATTTGTTGTAAGTTTGGATTTGAATAACTAAATCTACCTGTGACTGTACCACCATCATCTGATCTAATTTGATTTATATCAGCATGTATTCTACCATTATGTGAGTGTTTTAATATTGTATCAATAAAAGTTGTACTAATCTTGTTTATTTTCCTTGCTTCTGCTATCATACGTACAACAGGATGAGCATGATTAGAAATAAAATTAGTCGTAAAAGATGGTGAATTTGTTTTTTCAGTTCTTGAATATTCTAAACCAAGTTTGTCAAAAACTTTGGCAACACTTGCTGCTGCCCATAATTGAGTGTCTAACCCTGTTTCTATTTTTATTTGCTGGAGTAAGTTTTCTTCTTTTATTCTTAATGCTTGCTTCAATTGTTCAGCTTTTTGAACGTCGACTTTCACTCCAAGAAATCTCATGTCGACCAAACATGGAAACAGATCTGTCTCCAGGTCGAAGATCTCCTGCAGATGATCTTCAATAATAATTGTTTTTAATTTTTGCCAAAGTTCAAAAGTTAGTTCTGCATCTTTTTCTGCGTACGCACCAACTTCCATAGCAGGAAGTTTCCACATATCAGCTTTTGGATCTAATCCTCTTTGTTTTGCAGCCTCTTGTAATCTAGTTTCATTTTTACCTTTGTTTAAATATACCCATGATATAGCGTTTAATGTGTATGTTTTTCTATTTTCATCAATTATAGAAGAAGCAATCATGGTATCTATTATTAAACCATTGATATTAAAGCCAAAATCTCCTCTTATCCAACAAACGTCATACATTGCATTGTGAAATATTTTAGTAGAAGTTGATTCACAAATATCTTTAAACCAACTTAATACTTTAGCTCTTTCCATGTTTGGTCCTGTACCATGAGCAATTGGAAAATATCCTTTGTAATGTTTAGTTGCAACAGCTATACCTACAACTTCACCATTACCTATGATAGACCCTGAACCCAGTTTCGTTAAGTCTGGATCTCTTGTCTCTAAGTCAATAGCTATCTCATCTACATTACGTAGATCAGGAAGTTCTGTGGGCTGTACCCACTCTGTATTTGGTATTATCATTTTTTATTTATGTTATTTATTATGAACCATGCTACCATTGCTCCAGCAAATAAACATATCATACTAAATGAAAACATTCCTAGTCCTTGTTCAAAAGTCATTTCTTTTTCTTCTTCTTTTTAATTTTTAATATCCGACCGTAGTTTGGCCAACCAAATTTATCAGGAGATTCATCTGTGTATCTCCAACGAATAACACCAGTAGATGGATTACGCTCATAAATTTTACTTCTTTCTTTTTTCATCTCTAAGTTTTAATATTTCAAGATCACAGTAATGTTTTATTTTTTCTAGATCTTGTATACCATTTTTATCTTTGTAACGACATACATACTTTATAACGTTTCCTTGAAAAAAAGAAAGATCATTTTTAGAAATAAATTCGTAAGGCTGTATGCGAAACGATTTATAATGAGATCCTCCAATTTGTTTATTTTGTGGAAACGTATCATCAAACATATCTTTACTTGTCATAGTTTATATCCTTTCCGGTTGATTTTAGCTTTTAGTTTATACAGATTATTTCTTGCTCTTGTGATTCCTACATACCATACACGATTTTCTTCATCAGAATACTCTTCGCTTTCTTTAATTGATTTTAATATTTTATTTCCCATGTCTAAACATAAAATAACATTATCTTCTTCTCCACCTTTTGCTGCATGTATTGTAGAAATATATATTCTTGCAGCTTTATTTAAATCTTCTCCCTCATCAATCATGTTCTTTATGTATAATTTTTCTTTTTCATCAGCTTCAATAAATTGTTCAAACCAATCTTTTGTTCTATCAAAATGATTATCACCTAAATATTCTTGGATAGCTTTCTCTTCTTTTTCTTGTAAAATTTTTTTATTGACCCAATCTGTATAAAGCATGGCAGCTTTATATAATTTTACTTTGTAACTTTTTTCTCTACTTGTTTCAAAAAACAAATTCTTTTTCTTCAATTCTTCTTTTATTTTTTCTTGCCTTGATACAGTTCTTGTTAAAATTAACCATTTACCTTTCGTTAAATCTACTTGATTTATGTTTGATATGTATTCACTTTCTCCATCAAAATCTCTTGGATAGTATGTTTTAATTTTTCTATTAGATATTCTTTCAATAGGTGTTTGTGATTCTTCTTGTATGACTCTAGATATTCTTTTTGAATACTTTAATGTTTTTTCTTTTGCAGGTTCATTTATAAATCTATTTACATCAGCTCCAGCCCAAGCAAATATTGCTTGATCATCGTCCCCTGCAAGATAAATGTCTTCTGTTTTTTCTTTCAATATATCAAATAGTTTCCATTGAAGCGGTGATAAATCTTGGGCTTCATCTATAAAAACTGTTTTAAATTTTGGAAAATCTTTATCGTCTTTTTTATCAATAGTCAGTCTTATCAAATCATTAAAGTCATATAGTTTCTTTTTATCTTTGTATTTTTTAAAATTTCTACTAATGTCTTTTAAAATACTCCAGTCAATAGTCTTATCTTTTTTATGTAAATCATATTCTTCTTCTATTGAGATACATTTGTTTTCAGCCTTTTGTAAAATTTGAAAGTATGGATTATCACAAGTTAAATAATGTACTTCTTCTTTATTATATTTATCAGTGTACTTAACTCTTATGTTTATTGATTCACCAAACTTTTGATAATGATAAGGCTGCATAATATCTTCTTCATTCATTTTTAATAAATGAAAACAAAAAGAGTGTATTGTTTGAAAGTAAGGTAATTTTTTATTGTCTGCAGGCATTCTATTTTGTGCAACTTCTGCAGCTTTTTTACTAAATGCAAAATAACCTATTTTATGTAGTGGAGTTCCAACTCTTACATATGCTTTTGCTCTACTAATTAATTTATGTGTCTTACCTGTTCCTGGTGGTCCAAAGTATTTATATATCATACAATTTCATCTTCACTTTCAACATCAATGTCTTCTTCTACATCTTCGTCTTTATCAAAAAACTTCAGCGGTATACGTAAAGTTTTTAATGGTGGAAAAGGTTTTTCGTTAGAATCTTTTCCTGGAAATCTTTTTGTGTGATCAAACTTCGCTTGTTCTTCTGGTTTTTTACTTTTGAATAAAGCTTTTATCATCAAAGATGTTTTTGCAGATGACTCTCTCCATTCAAATGTTTTTAAATCATCATAAAAAGAACTGTATACAAAGTATGCATATTCATCATCTAACAATGGTCTACCACTTTTGAATGAAGTATATCTTTTAGCTTGCGGTTCATTTATATATCTCTCTAAATGTTCTCTTAAAACATCAGATGGATTAGTTCCTTCTGCAGGTTCTAATATTTCTATCTTAGATTTTTCAAATAAATTTTTTAGTATGAAATTAAAATCATCACCTTTTAATGTAGGTGGTACTATGTGAGCTTGCTCCATTAACAACTGTCTCATTTCTTTTTGACTTTCTATTCTAGCAATATTCTTCGCATGTATTTGTTTTGTTTGTCCTTCTTCATTCTCAACTGTAAAATACCACTCTGGTACAGGTTTAATATTTAATTTCTGTAAAGCTGATAATGTTGGATATGCTTGTTTATTGTCAGATATGATTCCATATTTTCTTTTTACACACACTGATTTTACACAGACACTAGCTAATAATGGATCACTACAGGTATGTCCCTTTGTTTCTTTACTCCAACTTTTTATTTTTTGATTTACATGTATATCAGTCCAATTCATATCTAATGTAAAATATTTTCTAGCTGCTTCAATAATCTTTTCTTTCCAATTGTCAGGAAATTTTTTCTTAGCAAACACCATATAGTTATACAGAAATCTATCTCTTCCATCCGTCATTTCATTTTTAGTTAAGATAGCTAAACATGGTGGACCATCTACAAACTCTTCTCCACCACCTGATATTTCATTCTGTACTATTTGTTCTTGGATATTTTTTAATTGTTCCTTTGTTTGAGCATTCGCTTCAACAACTTTCAAAAAAGTTTCTATCTCCATTTCTTCACCTGTGGGCAACAAAGCTTTTCTAGCTATAGAATTGTATGGAAGATTTATAAAGTTTCCGTTTGTCTTTTCACCATCTGCATTTTCACCAAGAGAAGTTTGTTTTGGAAATATCTCTGTGTTGATAGGTAATTTAAATAAGAATAATACTTGTTCTAAAAAATCTCTTATCTCTTTTGCTTTTACAAATTCAGTGGTGAACACATATAAATGTAGTCCACCACTCTTCGATAGGACAGGTATTATCGGAAGCTTTTTATCTTGTATGATGTCTAAGTAAAACTTTCTATCTATTGGATATTTATCTACATCTATTGCACCAAACCTAGCTAAACCTTCGTCAGTACATGGTTGTATTCCAATAGATTTATTACCTTTTAGATGATCTATATAGTCTTGATCTGTTACTTCGGTTTGAGACCACTCATGTGGATATCTCTTTTTGCCTGTCTCTGAATCTATATAACCTTCTTTGGTTTTACAAACTCCGTAATTACGTTGTAATCCTGTAAAATATTTTATGTATTCCTTCATGTATTCCTGTCCTAATTATTTGAGGCGGATCCAGTCTCCCTTTTCCGCCTCTGTCTTGCCTAGCCAGCATCATCTTTCCCAATGGGAAACTAGATAATCTCTTTTTGATTTTTATTTTCAACTTTTTCGTAACTAGGTTTTGTAGAACCTTTTGCTACTTCTTGTTGTAGAGATTGTGCAGTTGTATAGATACCTGCATCTTTTGAATCAGATATATCTAACATTCGCACTAAAGATGGTTTATACACGTGCCAACTTTTATCACCCCAGTTTTTGCCAACAGTTTTTAAGTTGAACATTGCTGAGTATGCTGCAGGTTGAAATGTACCTTTATCATCTGTCACTCTCAAATTAGAAATCAAGTTGTTTAACTCTCTACCTGGAGTTAAGTTTGATGATCTCATTGAAATAACAGCTTTTCTCATTTCATCTCCTACGATAGCTATCACATAGAAATACATAGTCTTCTCTACATAATTACCATTTGGTAATCTGTATCTACCATTTTTTTCTTCTGTAGCATCTGCAGGTATATCAAGATGTGTGCCGACAGGAGCAGCTGCGCTATCTCCTCTCTCTTGCCATTCTGGATACCTAGTTTGAGTATGAGCAACGACTACATTTAGTCCTTTGCTACCATCAATAGGTTTACCAAAATTTGCAGAAAATATCATTCCAGGTTCAGCACCTTCAACGTATTTTGCATTTCTTGAATTACACTCTGGTGATAGTTGGTGAAGAATTTTTAATATCGGTGTTGATACATCATCCGATTTTAATTCCTCAGTTCCTCTTCCTGAGTCAGCTCTTAAGCTGATAGTCTGTAGTGCACCAGCACTATTTTTTGCGACTTGCTTTTGCATATTATTTACTCCTTATTATTTAATCGTTAATTGTTATTTTTTATTTGTTATGCTGGTACGATTACCGTCCAACAAGTTAAATAGATCAGAAGGAATTTCTTTACCTTTGTCTTTCCATTCCTTCATCACTACAGAGAGTGAAGCGTGGTGAACACTTTCCTTTTGAGAAGGTTCATAGCCACGCTCCCTCGCAAGGGTAGCATAAGCCATAGCCTTGTTATCTTCGTTTTGACCAAAGTTCACTATGATTTCATTTTTCACAATGTCCCCTAGGCCATTATCTCGAAGCCATTTAATTGCTTCCTGCTTTTTATCAGCTTTAGCAGATGCAAAAAACTTGTTTGTAATTTTAAGTTCGGAACCATCTTTTAGTTTCAAACTTTTTAAATTCATGTCTTCCATAAGTTTTGGAATTACAATAAAGCTATAATGCTTTTCATCTTCCTTCAAATCTTTAATTCTGTCTTCTAAACTTTTTATTGTGGTTTGAATAGTTTTTAACTTCTCTACTTCTTCAGAGAGTTTTTTTGGATCAATCACATCAGTTTGATCAGGTGCATCTTGTCTTAAATCAATCATAATATTTACCTTTCGTAAAAGGGTATATATAGGATTTTTTTATAATGTCAACCTTTTTGAAAAATATTTATTTCAATAGGATAGTATGTTTTTTCTTGTCTATCCCACTTCAATAATTTATACTTACCGCCCGTCATATCTGATACGACTGAACAAGTAACTCCTATAATTGCAGGATCTCCAGACAATAATAAGTAATCGTCGGTTGTAAAATTCTTTAATTTATTTCTTATTTCAAATATCAATGGGCCTGGTGAAAATATCATTTGTGCTTTTGATGGCAACATAACTTCTATATCACCATATTTTTGTGCACCCATAACATTATATTTAGGTTGACCGGTTTCTCTATCGACAGGAATATCCTGTACTAAAAATACTTTTGCCATTGACTTTTTTCTTTTGTGATAATATATACACTTTTAGAAAGAAAAAGCAAATATATGAACTATAAATTTAAGACTAAACCATATGAACATCAGTTAGATGCATTAAAATCTTCTTGGGATAAAGAAGTATTTGCATATTTTATGGAGATGGGTACTGGTAAATCTAAAGTATTATTAGATAATGCAGCTATTTTATACGATAAAGGTGAAATAAATGCATTACTTTTGATTGCACCAAAAGGTGTTTATAAAAACTGGTATGATTCTGAAATACCTACACACTTACCTGATCACATAAATCATACAACTGTTCTTTGGAAAACATCTGATAAATCTGCAAAACAAAAAACTATTCTTAATAGTTTGTTCAAACCTGGAACAGATCTTCGTGTTTTAATTATGAATGTTGAAGCCTTTTCATCTGGAGATGGACCAAGTTTTGCATACAAATTTTTATCTGCACATCCAAAATCAATGGTGGCTATTGATGAGGCTACAACAATTAAAACACCTACTACAAAAAGAACTAAAAATATAATTTCACTACGTGATATGTGTAAGTACAGAAGAATATTAACAGGCTCTCCTGTAACTAAATCTCCACTAGATTTATATTCACAATGTGAGTTTTTAGATCCTTGGTTATTAGGTCATCAATCTTACTATACGTTTAAAGCACGATATGCAGTGACTCGTAAAATTCCTACACCTTATGGTAGACAAACAGAAATTGTTGTTGGTTATATAAATTTACCAGAACTTTCTGATAAAGTAGAAACTTTTTCTAAAAGAATATTAAAAGAAGACTGTTTAGATTTACCTTCTAAATCTTATGTTAAACATTATGTTGAACTAACAAATGAACAGAAAAAAGTTTATGATCAAATGAAAAAAGAAGCTATTGCTTTTCTTGATGGTAAGATGCAATCTTCAGCTACAGTTATGACCCAATTGATGAGACTACATCAAATAACTTGTGGTCACTTCACAGCTGATGATAATACAATAAAAGATTTACCGTGTAGTCGTTTAACAGAACTAATGAATATTTTAGAGAACATAGAAGGTAAAACTATTATTTGGTCTCACTATACACATGATGTAAAAAGAATTATTGCAAAGATAAAAGAAGTGTATGGAAATGATTCTGTTGTAGATTATTTTGGTGAAACAGATACTGAATCAAGATCAATCAATATAAAAAAATTTCAAAACGATGATAAGTGTAGATTTTTTGTAGGTACGACCCATACTGGTGGTTATGGTATTACATTGACTGCAGGTAGTAATATGATTTATTTTTCTAATGGTTATGACTTAGAAAAAAGACAACAGTCAGAGGCTAGAATAGATCGTATTGGTCAAACTAAAAAAATGACTTACATAGATATCATGGCACAAGATACAGTTGATGAAAGAATTGTAAAAGCTTTACGTAATAAAGTTAATATTGCAAATGCAATTATGAAAGAAGATTATAAAGAATGGATATAATCGTATTACAAGATGGTATCTACAGTCTAATAAAACTAAACTATGATTTTAATTTTGAGATCATGGATTGTTTTCAATACTGTGAAGCATTTAGAGAAGCTATGTCTGATTATAAAGATGAAATAAATAAATGGGTAATGAGAGATGGTAGATATTTTTTTGGTTGTATGTGTAGCTAAAACCAACCTTTATCAAAAACCATTTCTAGTAAAAGAAGTGCAACAGCCCCCACCGTTGCCAATAATGCCCAATAGATCTTGTCTATCTTACCACCCAAATCGTGAATACCATCATGCATGTGTTTCATGTCTTTTTTAATACCAGTTATATATCCATAAATAGATAGTAAATGTTCTCTTGTACTTTTAGGTCTTAATCTATCACCATTAGGCATTATGCTAATCCTCTTTGTCTTAGTCTAATTTGTTTTTCTTCTTCAGATAATAAAGCGTTTTCTGTTTGGGTCAATCCCTGATTCATGACGCCTGGTGCCTGTGAAGTTACGATTGGTTCTGGTTGTTCAGGTAATGCAGCTCCGCCTTGTGGGTCAGTATCTGGTAAGAAAGGTTCTAGATCTATGTTGAAATCTCCATATAAATTTTGTGATTTAAATGCTCCTTCTAAAGCTTTAAGTGTTCCTCTTGCACCTAAGAATGGATTAGGTTGTCCACTCTCTCTAGATATATCCATAAATCTTTCTTGAATTGCTTCTGATGGAAAGAAAGGTTTAAATTGTCCAGATAATAAATCTTCTAAAGTAGAGATTGGTATATTTCTTTTATCAAATATTTCTTTTAATTGATTAGGATTAATACCTAAAGTTCTAGCATTTCTAATATGAGTTAGCATTTTTTTTCTAACATCAAATAAAACTTTGTTTGCAGTGTAGTATCTTTCAATTACATCTTTAGGTGTTTTAGGTTCACCTGACAACACACCAAATTTACCACCTGTAAATAATTTTCTAGCATCTGACTGTCCTTGTTGGAAGTCTGATAAATAAAAACCTAAAGCTTTTTTAGGATCTACTTTTTCTAATCTAAATCCAAATATACCTGCAAGTTCATAAGGTACTTCATACATAGTAGGTCCTTTACCTGGTATACCTTTTATAGCTTTATAGGTTCTTTCAAACGGAGCTGTTGTTGGTTTTAAAGTTTTAATTATGTGTTCAAGTGTAATTCTTACAGCTTCCGGAAAAGGTGTGTTCTCATTCCAAAGTTCTTGTCCTTCTCTTGTTCTACCACCTCTAATAAATACATCAGCAAACGCTTCTGTAAAAATAGATTCAGATATAAATGGTGATGCAGTTTCACCTGCAGCTTTAGTAATACCTTCTACAAAACCTTTTAATAATATTTCTTCATCTTCAATACCTTGTTGAATATTTGTAAGCACACTTTGAAAAGGTCTAGATAGTGTATCGTAAACATTATTTTTAGACCAGTCTGTGTAATATAATTCACCTGTTTCAGGATCTCTTGTAAAAATTAATTGAGAGTTCTTTGACCATGGTGCAACGAAATCTCTACCTGCATCTGCTTCTTCATCTGATACACCAAAGATTGCTTGTGATCCTTTAATAAGTCCATAAGGAATACCAGCCATTGCTGTAGACATACCTATTAATCTTTTCATACCTAATCCTTTCATAGGATTTGTACTTGTAATTGGATTTATTTTACCTGTTACAGGATCTTTTAAATCTTTTACAATTTGTCTAAATATACCGGCACCTGTTCTAAATACTTCTGATGGCCAAGACATAAAATTACCAAGTGGTGACATACGCATAGCTCTTACAAACTCACCTACTTTTGAATAATTAGGAATAGTATCTTGTACAATTTGAGATACTTCTCTTTTAAGTGCATCATCTGATACTTTAATTCCTGCATTTGCATATTTTTGTCCTCTTTGTATTAACTGAACTTCATAGTTAAGTATCTTCCAAAAATCATCTTCAGCAACATATAAGTCTTGCATAAACTTACCACTTTTTTTGATTCCTCTACTTAATTTTTTATTTAATGTATTAAGCATAGGTCTCATGACACTATCAGTTGCAATATTACCTTCACCAAATCTTACATCTTTCATTAAGTTTCTAAGATCACCAATTCTAACGTTTGTATTTACAATACCTAATTCTAAATATTCTCTGTATTTTTCTTGTGACAATGGTTTACGTGGTCCACCAACTTGAACTGTACCAAAAGCATTTTGCATTGCTTTTGCAAATACTCTAGGATCAGTAAACATAGTTCCATTAGCTAATGAAAAAGCTCCAGAACTTAAAAAGTTTCTTATGTGTGTAGGTATAGATAAAATTGTTTTTGCATATTGTGCTCCGGCTTTAGGTGTTAAAACACCATATCTCCATGCTGCTGAGAATGTTTTTCCTAATTGACTTTGACCCCTTGCTTCTCCTCTCATCCAAGATTGCATTTGAGATACATTAGAAAATCCTTCTGCTATTGATTTATGTGTCCAACTACCGGCTAATCTATTTATTAATACACCATCTTTAAAATATTCTTGTACATAGTCATCTATTTTTACTATATCTCCTGCTTTAACGTTTGGTCCAAAAGCTTGTTTAGCTGCTAATGGACTAGAATGAAAAAACCCTCTTTGTCCATATGGTGTATCTGATTTAACTGCTGCTTTCATAGCATCGTCAGCATCTAATATTTCATCAAACAATTGATTCTTTCTAGCTATAACAGATAATTTATTCATACCTTCAAAGATAGAATGTCTTGCATCATTTATTTCACCAAATAGTTCTCTAAATATTTTAGATCCTTTACCAATAACTTGTATTTCTTTTTTACCGCCAGGTAATTTTTTCTCTAAAGTTTGAGCAAATGTTTTTATAGACTCTGGTTCTTTTGCAGATTTAGATAAGTTTTCATAATAGAAACTAGGAAGAGTATCTTTTGATGGATCCATCTTTCTAACAGATTTAATTATGTTATTAACCATAGCTTCAGCTTCTAATTCTGTAATTGGATTTTTATTTTTAGCTGCATATCTCATAAATAAATTTATGGCATTTTCAGTGGCTTGTCTTGTAGGTTTATATTTTTCAAAAAACCCAGCTTCTGCATTTTCAAATATTTCAAATGTATTACCAATATAATTTTTAACTCTGTTACCCATAATCTTTCTTAAGTCTTGAGTTACTCCTACAGGTAAGTCTGTTTTTGCTCCCGGTCCTGCTGCAGTTATTTGAAGAAGATCATTAAACTCTTTTCTTACATCACCTAAAAGTTCATTTAATTTACTAGCTACAACAGCTCCATCTTGTTGACCTAAACGTTCAACCGCAGCTTTATTTATCTTTTGAGCTAATTCTTTTTGCACACCTGGTTTAGTTAAATCACCTTCAAATAAAGCGTCATCTAATAATTTCAAGAAATCTTTTCGTTCTTGACTAGAAGAAGCATTAAAAAATTTTCTAAACTCTGGAAACATTTTGTCTACTTCTTTATCTATTCTTGCAACTTTTTCCTCTGCAAAGTTTGTATCTCTCATTCCTCTTTGCTTTTGAGTTTGTTTTGCAAGTGCTAATTCAATGGGTTTTTCACCTCTAAATCTAAAGAACGATGCAAGTTTATCTAATCCTCTTTCTATTTTAGAACTACTTAATGCAAGTTCTTTTCCTCTTTTAGCTAATGTTTTTGCTCCAAGTCCAATACCATATACAAAAGGTGAAAGTAATATTGATTCACCACCAAATTTTATTCTATTCAATAGTTTTCTAGATGCATCATCTGAAACATCTGATTGTACATCTCTATCTAATTCAGTTGGACCTGCTTCAAATAAATCTCCAAATGTTCCTATCTTTTCATTATCAACTACAAATACTTCACCAGCTCCACCACCAACAACTATCGTTCCAAATCTTTTTGTACCAGATAATTTATTTAATTGATCTGCCTTATCAGTTCCTTTTTTTATATTTTTGTTTTTTGGATTTACATATTTGTTTGCTTTCTTTGCATTGACCGCTTTCTTAGCTATTTTTTTAGCTGCAGCTTCAACACCTTTCAAAGCTGTCTTTGCACCTATAGTACCAAAACCATATATTTGAGTAATTGCTTCTGATATCTTACCAGCAGCTCTTTGTTCTGCCATCTCTTCAAATGGATTTAGCTTATCAAAGAATTGTTCTACTTCTGCAGCATAACTTACACTATCTGATTTCGGCACGCCAAATAATTCACCACCACCTAAATCAAATATTTCTGCTGTTACAGATGCAAAACCTTCTGGTATCTTGATACCTCCTGATATTATACCAGATGCAAAAGATGTAAGACCACTTATTTCATTATTTTGTTCTGCAGGTAATTCAATATCAGTTTCATCTGTTCCTGCCTTAACTAAATCTTTTTGATTTTGCTCTATTATTTTTTCTTGTTTATTCTTCTCCTCTTTTTGCTTAGGAGTTAAAGGTTTAAACCTTGGATCATCTAGGCTTAGAGTAGCCATGTATTAACCCTCTGCTGAATTTGTTGCTGGATCGTATCGGTAGGTATTACCTTGATTGTCAAATATAAAGAAGTCTGATTCTTTTGGATCATAAATAATATCGCCTGGTTCTCCTCCTGGAACAGATCTTATTATTTCACCTGCTCTAGTTCCATAATCATAAAATACAATTCCTTTAAATTTAGCTAAAACTTCTGGAGATGCAGTTCTTTCAAAATTAACTACCTTACGAGCATGAAAATCTGGTTGTTTTTGTAATTCTAAATTACCACTTTCAGTGTATGTTTTTTCTCTATCTATTTGTTGAGTGATAATTGAAGGTATAACACCTTTTTTAGCAGGATCTGCATCAGGATTATCTAATTTAAATTGTAATTCAGCTATTTTATTTTGACCCTTTTGTATTTCTACATCAATTCTATTTTGCATTTCTTCATCAAATTGAGTTTGTTGTTGCTGTAATTTTAACATTTCAATTTTTCTTTTCTCATCTTCAATCTCTTGATTGATATCTGCTACAACACCTTCAATAGCTAATTCTTTTTCAGCTTCTCTTTGTGCTTGTATGTTTTGAAATAATCTGCTTGTAGGTTCTTTAAATGCTTTTGCTAAATTAGCAAGAGTTCCGCCTCCGCCAGTTGTAGATAAACCACTTAAACCACCTTCAATTAATAATTGTGCAACAGGATCAATTGCAGGTTTAGAATATGCTTTAGCTGCTTCCATTATTCTTTCAGAAGGTGTACCATTCTCAAAATTTTCTCTCATTCCAGAAGTAATACCACCATCGACATTACCACCTCTTCTAAACATAGGTCTTCTTAATGTTTTCATATTATTATAATGCTCTATATATACCAGCCAACGTAGCTCCTGCACTTAATGCAGTTTGTAATGGGCTAGGTGTAGGCTGAACTGTTGTTTGTGTTCCACCAGGATATCCTGAGATTAGACCCATGATGCCTGATCCTAAAGTCTGTGCTGCAGTTAAAGGTTGTTGCTGTTGAGCTTGTGCCAACTGTTGTTGAGCAGATAACTCTGCTTGCTGTTGTGCTTGTTGTTGAGCACCAAGTGTTGATAAACTTGCAATCTGTTGTCCTCTTAATGCAGGTGTTACTTGACCTAATTGTAATTGTCTTGCAAAGTCAGCTCCTGCTGCTTGTTGCGCTTGACCAAAACCTTGTTGTAATAATTGTGCTTGTAATGCTGCTCTGTTTCTAGCTTGATTAGATAAAAATTCTGCTCTTTGTACACCTTCTCTTGCACCACCAAATGCTCCTGCACCAATTGCTTGTTGTGCTAATGAAGGTAATCCCATTTGTGTTTGTCTATCAAATTCTGCAAGTGTTGTATCAATTACTTCTTGTTGATATGGTGACATGAAAGCTTGATAAGCTTGTGGTCCAGTTCTTGATGCAGCTGTCTGTAAGAAAGGTTCAAATCCACCTAATCCACCAGCTAAACTTTCTGCTTGTGTTTGTAATGCTCCAGGGCCAGCTACAAATTGTGGACCTAATGTTTGTGATAAGTCAGCTTCTTTTAATCCACCAACTGCTTTTGTTAATTCTGCTAAATATGGTTTTGCTGCAGCTTCTATAAACGGAGCTGGTTGTGTTATTTGTGTTATTGTTTCAGCCATTAAACTCTTCCTCCATTTTCTAAAGTTTTCATCATACTGTACATACGTTCAGCACCTTTGTTGACATCACCATCACCCATTCCTCTTACAGCGTCAGCTGTAAATACAAATTCGTTATTAGACAACATTGCAGGAATGTCATCTGCCTTTTCTTTTACACCAACTGGAGGAATAAATCCACCTGTTTCTCTTAAATCTAGCTCTGTTACACCTGCTGGATTTTGATTTAATGGTAGGCCCATGATGCCTGATGCCTTCATCGCATTCTCTTCTGGACTACCCATAGCATAGCCCATTCTACCACCATCAGCAGCATATTCTCTTAAATCTATTTTTAATTGTTCTGCGATTTGCTCGTCCGAATATCCTAAATTTTTGTAATTAGCAATTAACTCTCTCTTTAGTTCATCTATTTCTTCTTGAGTTCTACCACCCACTAAATCTTCTCCAGGTAGTAAATCAGGTTTTGTAAGATAATCAGTTACACCTGCTATCCCTGTTCCAATAGCTACATCTCTTAAAACACCACCAAGTTTTGCAAATTTACCACCTTCTGAAAGACTGCCCATCACTTGTGATATTCCAGTTTTTAAAGGTGATAAAGCTTGAAAACCTTTAAAAGGAGTAAATGGAACACCATAAGTTGCTGCTGCTAATAATGTAGCTTTACCTAAGTCAGATTTAGCAAAGTCCTTAACTCCACTAACAGCTTTTTTAACAGGTTTAGTAATAGATTTTACCAGGCTTCCTAAGCCATACAGTTGTCTGGGCATTTGTCCTCTTGATATTGTCATATTTTATATAATTAAACTAGTTTAGAGCAGGTGTGAAATCCTGTGATTTTATATACTATTTTATTTTTTCACCATCGTCAATACGTTTTAAAGACTGTAATTCGTCTAAGAAACGTCCACAATAAGAGTGTTCACCAACATGTGTTATATAGTCTGAAACATAGGCAAATACTTTACCACCCATATCTCTCCATCTTTGACAGAATCCAAAGTCTTCACCATAATATCTTTTGGTTTCTGGGTCATGTAATGTATCAAATAAATTATAAAAATTATCTTTTTTAGTTTCTTTTCCATTTATTACAGTTGGTTGGTATATTTCTAGCTCAGGATATTTTTCTATCATTTTTGTAATAACATGTCTTTTTATCAACATACATCCTGTAGGTACATGTGTTGCTTCTATAATATCATTCTCCATAGCTATTCTATTTTTATCAGGTACCTTAATAGGAAACATATATCCAGATTTGATAACATCGCTTTTCTTTTTTATCATTTCATATTTTTCAGTTAATACTTTCCACATCTTATCTTGATCAATAGTCTTCATTGGATATGGACATGCAATGACATCTTTGTCTTTTTCAATCATATTGATAATAGTAGAATATTGAAAGTCGATGTCAGAATCTATAAACAATAGATATTCATAATCATGTTCGTGATTTAAAAAATCAGCTACACATAGATTTCTACCTTGTGTAACTAAAGAAGATTTCAATAATGTAAAACTGACTAATATATTATTCTTGATACACTCTTGTTGAAACTTTAATACAGCCTGAGTGTAATGCATTGATACTTCAGAATGACATGGTGTACATACCATAATCTTGTATTTAGGCTGTCCACCTAAATTTATTTCAGTAATTACATTGCCTGTTTTTATAGTTTGATAAGTATCATCGTTTGGTTTTACTTTTTTATTAAACCATATTGGATCATTGTTTCGCATTAATTGCTCCTTCTAAAAATCGTGTCCAGGCTAAACCTTGTTTGTTCCAGTTATAATATTTGTTTGTGTATTTTATTTGAAATTTTAGATGTTCATTTACTGCTTCACTTTCTAAAGATTCCGCAGCTGCTTCTATAGCAGCAGCAAATTTAGTAGCTAATAATTTATAGTTATCTGTGTAGGGAATATAAATAGGAAACTCAGCGCCTGTTTCAAACAATGCACCAAGATCAGTTGTTATACAATACAAACCTGCTGCCATACATTCTAATAAAGATATACAAGATGTTTCTTCAAACGTGCTTGGATAAGCATACATTCTATATTTGTTTAGATTTTCTCTAATATATTTATTTGGTTTGTAGCCAATATAATTTACATTTGGTAATGCATCTGCTTGTTCATAAAGTGTTTGATAGTATTTATCATTTTGTTCATAAAAGCTTTTGCCATATATTTCTGTAGATGAATATACATCTAATGTAATCAAAGGATTATTTACTAACTGCATTGCACCTAATAAAATATTTAATCCTCTCCATGGTGTGTTTTGATGTATGATTCTAATTGGTTTTCCTTTTTGATATGTTGTTTGTACAGGCTCTATTTTTTCTATACCGTTTTTTATAACAACACATTTCTCAGTAGGTAATCCAAAATACGTTCTAAACTTTTCATAATTCCAATGACTATTAAATACATACCAATCATACTTTTCATGATTAGATTTATTTTGAAACCATGGCGCAAGATTCGGTTGATCGTAAGAATTTTTCTGCCACAGAATATTTACTTTATCTCTATCTATAGGAACTTTTCCAGGTATAGATGTACATATTTGTACTTTATCTAATAGACTTGGATCTACATTATTACGTAGAAACTCAAACTGTAATTCTGTTCCGCCTTTAGGGTTTTGGTTTTTTATTATCATTGTTCATGACTTTCTGTAACATATCTAAACCTTCTGGTGATATTGTAACTGTAACGTCTTGTACAATATCAGGTCCTTCTTTCTTTTCTTTAAACACTTCACCAGTTTTTTTATTACGGTATGTAGTAACTGTGGTGCAATCTATTTTAGGTATGTCTTTATCCATTCTGGTCTTCTCTACTAATTTCAAGTATTGATATAGTAGCACTTATACCAGATGTATTAGAAGTTTCAAGTTTTAGGATATCACTTTCTTCTAAAATAATAGGCCCTTTAGCAATATTACAAATAGTGGGTCCACTAATTGAAACATAAGCTATTTGATAGGTAGTTGAAGTAGAGCTATCTGTCACAGACGCTTTTACTACTTTAGATCCAGACTCATTTGTTATTTGTATATTTTGTATTATAGCATTTGCATTACTAGGGCAAGTGTATACAGATACCTGACTTGTATCTGATGGATCATAGAATGCGTTTTTATAAATATTTGCCATTAGTTATCCTCTAAAATTAAATCAAACGTTCCACCAATACTAACATTTCCTGAGCCTTCGTTTTTACCTCTAAGTTCAATATCTGTTTTTTCAGGTATAACTAAAGGTACTGTAAAATCAACAACCACATTGTTTCTATAAATTTCAAATAATTGTTTAATTTTAAAAATACTGTTTAATTCTCTTGTAAATAAACCTACAAAAGCTGCTTTATTATCTTTTGTCGAAGTTGCTTGTATTCTAGTTAAATATCCAGTTTTACCTGCAGGAATAGTATAATTAGCTTGTAGAGTTTGATTATCATATTCCGCTTCCATTCTAGATTGTTCATTACCACCGATTGTTGCTGTAATTGTTCCTTCCATTCCATTAGATGATCCAGCAGTCAATACTTCCATTCTATTTACTCTTAAAAAAGTATTTGTAGAATTAACATTAGTTGTACCATTCATGGTAATCGTTTCTTCTTGAAAATCATAATTACCATCGAGTCCTTGTATTTTAATTGTTCTTGCACCTGTACCTGCAGAAGTGTCATCAGCATCATCTGATACAACAGTAACTGTTCCAGCAGATGTTGGGTAAGTAAAATTAGCAGAACTTAATGCAATCACTTCAAATGAAGTTGGCACTTGGTCATTGAATCCAAATTTATTAATAGATGAAAGTCCAGCAATATTACCTTTTGCAATATCCAATGCAAAACTAAGTTCTCTGTTTACATTATCGCAAGACATGTTAGCAACCAAACCTCATATTATACCAAGTAAATCTTTCCATTTCTTTTCTTAGATCATCTTGATATGAAAAATTTAATTGATTCTTTACTGTATCTAAAGCCTCTACAATTTGTCTTTGGTTAGACACATCATATTCATCTTTAGGTTCTGGAATAAATACTACTACTTTAGCCATTATCTACTCGCTGCAAAATCTTTATTTGCTTGTTCATAAACACCTGAAGGAGCTGATCTTGCTCCACCATTTCCACCGCCTCCGCCTCTCATGATTGGAGGAACATTACTAGCAGCACTTCTTCTAGCCATTTCTTCAGCAGCTTTTCTATTTCTTCTTCTTTGAATAAATTCCATAAGATTGTCTGATTGAACAAAATCACTTCCTCTAAAATTATTATAAGCTTGACGCAAACCACCTAATCCTCTTCTTGCTATATTTAATGGAGTTGGAATATTTCTTAAAAACTCAAATAGTTTTCCAATACCAGATGGTTCTTGACCAGGTAAATATTCTACTTGTTCTTCATCTTCTTCGTTTGCTACACCATAAGAAGTGTCAAAACCTAATGACGTAGGTGCTACATCCATTATACCTCCAGATACATCAAACATATTAAATGGTTGGTTATATAATTTATTTGATACAGCCATTCCAGTATCTGTTGGCTCTGGTGCGTTATAAAATATAGATTGTTCAGGTCTACTCACTCTTGGATTAAAGTTTTCAAATCTTGCTAAAGATTCATAATTAGAACGAAGTGGTTTTTTATCAAAGTAATTTACAAAATCTATTCGTCTATTAATATCTGTAGATATATTACCTGATAAATCATCAGCTCCTCTTCTGAATTGTCTTTCCATAAAACGTGGAGTTCGATACTCAAATCCTGGTTGCATTGCTTGAAGTAAATTAGATGTAGCAATAGGAGCAGAAGCGTCTTGATAAAGACCTTCATAATTAATTTGTGGATTAGCAGATGCTCTAACTACATCCAATAAATCATATATACCATTACCTAGATATGCCATTATCTTCTTCCATCGGGTTGTGCATCAAGTCTTAGAGTACCATATCTCCAAGTTTCACCTGTGCCATCGTTTTCTATTTTAAGAGCTACTAATCTTGCTCTTGCTCGAGTATCTATCTTATCAGTAGTTGACGTAACTGTAAAGGGTCCAAGTGGTGAACTTGAAGCCGTATTGTTTGGATAGTCATTTAGTAATAAAGTAATTTTTGCATTACCTGTTTGTCTAGCAAAATCAGGTATAAATCTTTTAACAGACATAAAGAACTCACCATCTCCTTTGTAATTTGCAAGTCCTGTTTGTTGACCTAATGCACTTCTTGTTGCTGTAATATCATAATCTCCAGATTGAATAAACGCAGCAATAGCTGTTGTACCAGAACCTTTTACTTGATCAGTTCCAACTTCATGAGCATAATAAGTTGAAGCTCCATAAGTATTTGTAATTCCTTGAATAGGAATATTAGGAGTTTCTGTAGAATTATATTCAGTTGCATATGGCACATTAAATACTCCAGTATCAATATAAGTTGTTCTAGCTAGAGAAGAAGTTGTCCAACAGTTTTCACCATAGTTATATGTTACACATCTATCTATTTGATCTGATCCTGACTTTGGATAAAACCAGTTTACTTCATTATATAATGTATTGTGTTCTCCATAAACTATATCAGATGCATCAAAGTTAAGTCCAAGATTGCTTCCAGTTGTAGTAAACACAAAGTCTTCTACTAAACAAGGTATTGATTTTACTGTACCATCAAACACAAAAAATCCACCTTCGCCTGACATCCAAAATACTTTACCATCAGAATACGTTAATGCGTGTTGACCAATTAATCCACAGTTGGTACCAACTTGTCTAACACTAAATGTAAATGGTGGACCAACAAATTGAATTACATATGCAGCGCTGTCTGTTAAAACTAAAGTATAATCTTTACCAGATACAGCTCCAACAATTCTATTACCTTTATCTAATCTAAAACTACCTGCAGTATTTACTGCAGTAGCAGCATATGTATTTAAATCTTCTTGATTTGAAAATCTTATAAACAATGGATCAACAGTTGATGTATCACCAATAGTTGTTTCTGTTCCAAAGTGAAACAAGTGTCTGTCTCTATCAGAAACTTGTGTAAGTCTAGACGACGTTGGATTATTTGATGTTGCAAAGTTTGTAGTTGTTGTTGATGCTCTAATTGTTCTTGCATTTGAAGCTCCAGCATTCCATGTAAAAGTTTTGTTATCTCTAATTGTTGCAACTAATACTTCTCCAAAATTATCTAAACTCCAGTTTCCTGGATCTAGAATTACGTCACTTGTAGATCTTTCAGTACCCCATGTTGATGTACTCCAAGTATCTGTACCCCAACCATAACCTGCAGTTTGATTTACAGGTCCAACTGTTACGTATGGATTTACTGATGCAGAACCTGCAGCTGTCATTCCAGTTCCAGATTCACTAGACGCCATTGTAATTGTAAAACTATTTGTAGAAGCTGTAATTACTTCATAAGGTGTGTCTGTAAAATCAGACGTTGCATATCCTGTAGCACCACCTCCAGGTAGAGTTACAGATGTAAATGTAAAATATCTTCCAGCTTCTAAACCATGAGATGTTTTATTAATTGTTACAGTTGCTGACCCATTAGTTGATGTAAATGTACAAGATGTAATTGCTGTATCTAATGGTGTAATGTCATAAAAATCATTTCCATAATATAAAAACAAACCTTGTGATGTTCCTATTGCAGCATATTTTTCTCCTGCAATACTAGTCCAAGAATGTTGTGCTCTTGCAGCTCCTGGTAAAGTCTTACTAGCTGCAGTTAATTGATTCCAACCTCCTATTTTTTCAGGAAGTCCATATCTAAATCTGACAAAATCACCATCTACCCATTGAGATTCTGCCCCTGATTCAGTAACCATCTTGTTAAAACCGGGCTTGAAATTTAATTTTTGTAGCATATAATCATGTATATAGCATTATTAGAAATAAGAAAAGTAAGAAATATGATAAGGATTATAGACAATTTCTTTGAAAAAGAAACATTAGAAAAAATACAATATCACGTAACTCATAAATTAATGTTTACGCCAAGATATTTTAGTGGAACAAATGAAAAATCAAAAGAAAATTATTATGGGGACAGATTTGATTTCAAAGATGATCCAGGTTTATTTAATATATTTCTAAATCAATCAGAAAAAAAATTTAATATTATAATAAATAAAGCAGTGGGTGGAATTGACATGAGAAATTTAGATAATTTCAAGCCTCATACAGATGATGATTTATCCAAATTAAATATTTTAGTGATGGTAAAAGGTATTACTGCAGTTACTAATGGAACTGTATTTTACACAGATGGTCAATTAGATGTTCATGTAGGATTTAGAGAAAATAGAGCTTTAATGTTCCCTGCAAATAAATTACATAGTCCACATAAAAGTGAACAAATAGGAATGAGAAGATATACAGCAAGTATATTTATACAAGAATATGAGTCTTAATTTAAAAATAATAGATAACTTTTTTTCTGAAAAAGAATTTAAAATTCTTCAAAGTAATACATTTAACTTAGATATGAGACCTATGAACAATGAAAATGGAACATATGGTTTTAGACATACGTTTGATGTTGATAAAAATAATCAATGGTTATTTGATAAAATTAAACAAAACTTTTTTCCAGATAAAAACTTAAAAGTAGTTAATGCTTGTTATCATTTAAGACACAACAAAGAAAAAGTAATGAGTCATACTGATGGTCCAGATTATAATTTTATTCTTTATTTGAAAGGTCAAGAGTTGGTTTACAATGGCACAGGTTTTTATGATAAAAATAATAATTTAAATACTTATATAGGTTTTTTAGAAAATAGAGCTTTGTTTTTTGATGGTAGAAATAATTTACATACAACCTTACAAGCTTTAGGTGAAAGTTCACCTAGACACACTATTAATATATTTTATGAAAAATAATATGAAAGATCATTTAGAAGCAGTTATTCATATACAAAATATTGTAAATCCTGAGTTCTTAAAAAGAATGAAATCTTTTATAGATAAAAAAGCAAAGAAAGATTTAAGAGTTGGTTATAACCTTATTAATAAGGATATTAGAAATGTAAAAGGATATCATTTAAATTTTGATACACCCACTAATATATTTTATTGGAATTACATTAAACATGAAATTGAAAGACTTTTAGTTTATTACACAATTAAATTTCCACTATTAAAAACTAGAAAAATAGATCAAATAGATTTACTTAAATATGGTCCTGGAGGTAAATATACTGTTCATGTAGATGATCAAACTCACACTCCTAGATCTTTAAGTATAATTATTAATATTAACGATGATTATGTTGGTGGAGAATTAATTTTTACGGATCAAAAACATAATGAAATAGAATCTTTTGATTTAAAAAAAGGTTCAATCGTATTTTTTCCAAGTAACTTTATGTATCCTCATGCAATCAAACCAATTAAAAAAGGTATAAGATATAGTATAGTTTTATGGCTTCGATAATTAAAAATTTTTTTTCTAAAGACGAATTAACAATACTTCAAAAGTATTGCTATAATAAATTAGATCTAGATAAAGATTGGACAATTACCTCTCAAAGTTTTTCACCATCCTGGTACCACGATCCTTTTATGACTGCCTTATTAGATATAAAATTACCTATTGTATCTAAGGAAAGTAAATTAGAATTATTCCCGACTTATGCTTATTGGAGATATTATGTTTTCGGTGGCACATTAAAAAAACATACTGATAGACCTTCTTGTGAAATATCAGTATCTTGCTGCATAAAAAAATATGATAATTGGCCAATAATAGTAGAAGATAAAAAATTTGAATTAGAGGAAGGAGATGCAATTTTATATAATGGTATATATGAAAAACATGAAAGACCTGGTACATATAAAGGCGAGGGAATGGCACAAGTCTTTTTTCATTATATTAATAAACATGGTCTTTTTAAACATCATGCTTATGATAATTTTATAAAAAATGAAGGAATACGAATGACAGAAAAAGATGAAAAAAATATGGAGGAAATGATTAAATGGAAAAGACAGTTAATATAGATAATTTTATTGGCGTATATGATGGATACATTACACCTGAAGAATGTAATAAAGCTATAGAGCTTTTTGATCAACAAGATAAGATGAAAAAAACATTTAATAGAATTACTTCAGAGAATGGTAGACCTACAGTAGACATACAAGATCAGCATTATTTTGCAAATTGTACAAATATAAATGTTTGGTGGACAGAATTAAAAACTTTAATTTTAAATTTTGACCAAGCTTTTAGACATTACATAAAAGCTACAGGAGCTGATTCCGTATGTGGAGAGTTTCATTACACAGTTTTAAAACTTCAAAAAACATTAAAGACAGAGGGTTATCATCTTTGGCACATAGAACATGGCTCTGGATATGAAAACGAAGCCCGTTCTATGGTTTTTAGTGTTTATTTAAATGATGTAGAAGAAGGTGGAGAAACTGAATTTTTACATTTTTCAAAAAGAGTAAAACCTAAAAAAGGAAGAATAGTTATTTGGCCTGCAGGTTTTCCATATGTACACAGAGGTAATCCGCCACTTTCTGGTGAAAAATATATACTGACTTCATGGATGAATCTAAGATAAAACCTTTGCCAGCTAGACAATGTGGTGACTGTACTAAGTGTTGTGAGGGTTGGCTATCAGGAGAAGCTTATGGATATAACTTTTTTCCAGGTAGATATTGTCATTTTTTAAATAAAACAAAAGGACAAGGAGGTTGTGCAATATATGAAGATAGACCTTTAAAGCCATGTAGAACTTTTTCATGTTCTTGGTTATTAAATCCCAAAATTTTCCCAGAGTGGTTAAAACCAGAAAAAAGTAAAATAATAATTAGTATACAAAAACATAAAGAATTTGAATATTATGAATTTAAACCTTGTGGACAGGAAATGTCTGTAAAAGTTTTAGATTGGCTGCTTGAATTTTGGCTTACATATAAAGTAAACGTTGTTTATTTTATAGAAGGATCTAGAAGAAAACTAGGATCAGAGGATTTTGTTAAATCTTTTTAATTAAGATGAATATGATGTAGGTCTTGCACCTAATCTAGCAATTTTTTGTTCTGATGTTTCATCATCAACATTATCTGCATCCCAATCAGCTTGTAATTTAGCTAAATGAGCTGCATCCCATTTGTCGATAAATTGAGTTTGAAAACTTCCTAAATTAGCATCCGTCCAACTAGTGTGTGCAGTTGAATCTCTATATTCTACTTCATCTGAAGAATTAGTTGTTCCATATTGAACTGCCCAAATATTTGACCATTTAGATTCTGACCAAAAAGAATCATTATCAATTTCATAGGCTCCTGCATCATCACCACTTTGTTTGATGATTAATTTATCGTCAAAAACTACTGTCCATGATCCTTTACTTGCCATCTTATTTCTCCTTAAGTTTTAATAACATATATAATTGTTAAATATGGTTGTAGCACTGATGTTGAATCTCCAACAAAGTTAGCACTCATGTTATGAGAATGTCCACTGCCAGAACCTGCATTACCTGTACCACCTGGGTTTTTAGATGGAGTTGGCTCAGCACCTGAACCACCAGACGGAGTAAAACTTCCAATAGATACTGGGTGACTGTGAGTTGCTAATTGTGCTGTTGTTAAAGTTGCATTAGCTGTAGAACCTGCAACGTTTCCAGTAGACTGAACAGTATTTGCTCCACCAGTTGAAGCTAAAGCTTTGTTGTTTGATTTACCAACTGCTACGTTGTCTTGTAAATCTGGAACATTGAAAGTTGTTGAACCATCACCTGCACCATAAGTTGTACCTACAATAGCAAATAAAGCTGAGTAAGTAGTTCTTGATACAGCTGCACCATTACACTCTAAGAAACCTGAAGGTATTGAAGAGTCTGACCATGGTACGATTGTTCCTGTAGGGATACCTTCGATACCAGTAAGGTTACCACCATCAAAATCATATTTAGTTGCTTCGTAATTTGACATATTCTATTTCTCCCTATAAGTCCAACCTGTTGTAGCGTCTCCAGAATAAACTAAACTGAAACCAGCACCTTGTGTATTAACAACAAGGTCTGAAGCTGCATTAGCTATATTAGAGCCGTTTCTTCCAACAGTCAATGCGTTAGTATTAAAATCATAACCTTGGTCTATGAATGAGACCTCATCACCAGTTGAAGGCGATGCAGGTAGAGTAATTGTTACAGCTCCACCATTTGTATTTACTAAAAGTTGAGCACCAGCTTGAACTGTTTCAGCAGCTGATACTGCTCTCCAGTTTCTTTGCTCAGATAATTTTACAATGTTTGTACCATCAGAATATAATACATAGTTGTTTCCTTCACATAAAAGAACACCTGTACCTGATGAAGTTTTGAAAGTTAAAGTGTTTCCTGCATGGTCACATGCGTTTTGTACGTTATAAACTTTTTCAATTCCATCTGGAATTGTAACATTTAAGTTTCCTGCTAATGTACCTGTTAATTTAATAACATCATTTTTACCATTTGATAAAGCACCATTAGAAAAAGTTAATGCTCTACTAGCATTCGTTACGTTGAAAGTTGTAAAACCACCAATTGCTTGTTCAAGAATTAGTAAGTTTGTATTTGTAATTTGACCCCAAGTTCCTGAGTTTTCACCAGTAGCTTGTACAGTCAGTTTTAAATTAGCTGATGTTGAGTTTGCCATTTTTTAAAATCCTTTGATTGCTATTTTATATGTTTTAAGCTGCGGTGTCAACATCAGACCATGTTACTGTTGTGCCTGTGTTTACGTCCGAATAAGTAACATCTATACCAGTTGGTACTTCGTTCCAGATTAGGACATTAGCCGAAGCAAGAGTCGAAGTCAAGGCATTTCCTGTTAAAAGTGTAGTTGCTTCACCTATCTCATTTGTATCTCCCAGAGCTCCTGTTAGACCAAATCCTGTTAAATCTACTGGTGTATTTAAATCAATTGTTTCATTACCTAAATTAGCAGTTAAAGCTTGACCCGTAACTGATACTTCTACATCAATTGCAGCTACAACAGACCCTAAATTAGCTGTTAAAGATACGCCTGTAAGAATTATATCTGGAGAAGGATCTAATATACCTTCTGCAGCAGTCATTTCTATTCCAGTTAATGTTAAACTTGCATCTCCTGTAACTACTGTTCTAGAATTTACAGCATTAAATATTACTGTTGAATCATCTGCTTCATCATAATGTAGTAACCAAATGTCATCACTGTTTGTTTCAAATGGACTTGTTGGAGGTGTAAAGTTAGAAGTATAAACTGCTCTTCTTGTAAGTCTTGATTCATCAAGGTAAGCATTTGAAGTAAATGTTCCGGCATAGTTGCCACCAAGGACATGATTAGTTGCACCTGCTCCTCCAGAATAAGTAGAGGTTCCAATACTTGTTCCATCAATATAAGCAGTAAGTGTGTTTCCATTTCTTACAATTGCAATATGGTGCCAAGTATTAATAGACATTCCATGAGCAGCATTGATATAAGTACCACCAGCATAACTTAATTGTAGATTAGTTGAAGTAATGTAAACAACTGGGTTTTGACTTAGACCTATATTTTCTCCTGCATCCCATAAACATTGAGAGCCATTTAAATCTTTATAATATGCAAAAGTTTCAAAAGTATAACTATCTGTTCCAAGTGTAATATCAGTTGATTGTATTCTATCACTTACTCCATCAAGTTCTAATGATGAGCCACCAAACTTAGATTGATCTGTAGAAATATGAGCATCAGCTAATGCTGTAAATGTAGGTGCATCTTCAGTATTTACTGTAGCTGATAATTCTACTCCAGTTACATCTACAAATACCCATTCTCCTGCAACACCCCAATCAAATTCACCCCAATCATATCTACCCCAACCTGCAGCATTAAATCCTTCAAGTGTTCCAAGATTTGCAGACATTGCAATTCCTGAAAGAGTTAAATCTGAATTTGCAGTGACTGTAAGTGATCCTAAATTTAATGTAGCTGCTGAACCTGTAGGTACTGCATCTGATGTAGCTGTAATACTTACTGATGCTAAATTAGCAGTTAAAGCTTGACCTGTAACGCTTGCGTCTGAATTAGCTTGTGTGGTAACTGATCCTAAGTTTGATGAAAGAGCATTTCCTGTAACAACTACATCACCAAAAATACCCCAACCATTTTCTCCCCAAGCATCACCGCCCCATCCAGAAAGAATTTCTGCATCGATTGAAACACTTCCTAAACTGAAAGATGCGGATACACCTGTTAAGTTAGCAACATCACTTGCTTCACCCCAAGTTTGAATACCCCACTCACTTCTACCCCAACCAAATTCTGTGGATGTTGTAATTGTAAGTGTTCCGATATTTGCAGATAAAGAAATACCACTTACTGAAACGTCACTATTGGCTTGATCGCCCCATTGACCAACGTTCCAACTAAGTGTTCCCCAGGTTGCCATAGGAGTTTACCTCCTAAGATTAACCAGAGATCCTTAGAATCGCTGCTGCTGTTGTGAATGCTGGAAACTGTATCGTAAAAGTTCCTGATGTAGCTGTCTTATCACTTCCAAAATCTAAAGCCGCAACAGCTGCATTAGTTGCAGTTGATGAAGTGTTATAGATTAAAGCTCCTCTAGCAGTTAAAGTTACACCAGTGAATGATCTGTCAGCAAAATCTACAATTGCAACACCTGTTGCAACTGAAGTATTATTACCAGTTAGTTTTCCACCACCAGCTGCGTACTGACCAGTGTTAGAAACTTCGTTTCCTGTTGTGTAAGAAGTAGTAGCTGAGTTTAGAGTAGCTGAAGAAGTGTAAAGAGCTATTTTAAAAACGTCACCACCTGAACTTGCGAACGAGTGATCACCGTCTAACAGTTGCTTTTTGAACGAGTTTGCAATTGCTTGTGTTATAGCCATTTATTTTCTCCTTATTTACCACCGACTCGAGGAACACCACTTTGATATTCATCTCGTCTTCTTCTTCCCATTTGTTCTATTGAGAAGCCTTCAACAACCTGTTTATACTTTCCTTCGTATAATTGCAACAAATCATTTGGCCCCTTCAAGAAAGAAAATGCTTCAACTAAGCATGCATACAAAAGTCCGTTGGGAAAATTCGTACTTATGTATGTAGTAGTATTACTACTAGATAAACCTGGATCTTTCAAGATATAATTTAATTGAATTGTGTAAGTAGCATTAGGTGTAGGAGCAAAAACAATAGTGTTTTTATCCCACATACCATAATATTTTGGAACTCCTGTAGAACCAGCAGGATTAAATTCTGACATAAAACTTGTATCTCTATATTCTAAAAATTGTCTATTATCATCTACTCCAACCCCATCAGAATCTACGATTTGAGCAGATCTTACTACTAATAAATTATCTGGAGTATTAACAAATCTTTGTCCAGAAACTAATGTAGCAGTTGCGTATCTTTTATTGTTATCAGAATCTACATCTCTAAGTATTCTAAATTCAGCATCAGATATAAATCCATCAACAATTGTATCACTTAAAACTGTGCTTGATACTTCTGTATAATCTCTAATTTTTTGTACTAATTCAGCGTATGTCATGTTGTAATTGTTACACTCCCTAGACTAACTAAAGCCTGTCTTTTGTTGTTAACAGAAGACCCATCATCAGGCACCATACCACTTTCTGATCCAAATGCAAAGTCTCCAGGTAAAGTTAGATCTACAGTCATAAATCCACCATCACCAGATGACTGAGTAAATGTTTGTGGTCTTGCATTTCTTAAACCTTGTCCATCTGCTGTAGTAGGTTTTGGTTCTAACTGTGGATGTTTAGCTTCAAATTCAGATACATGAACTCTTGATCCATTCCATTCAATGACCATTTCTGAATATGGAAATGCTTGACCTGATCTGTCAGAAATAAATTGTGCGTATTTTCCTTTTGATAAATTAGACATTTGGATAATAAGTTTTTGGAGTTATGAAAGAACTTGAAGCAGAACCATCTTCTTCTAGTGCTCTCTTTAATTCATCTTCATACAACAATTTCATTTGTTGTGTAAGCTGTGGATTTATTTTTTGTGATAAATAATAAGCTAAACCTGCAACCATACAAGGTACAAATCTATATGGTACATCTGCTTCATTAGTATAATTACCAGCATCTTGTATTCTACTTACATAATAGTAATTTAAAAAATTACCCGCTTCGCTTGCACCAGGAGTTAAATATAAAGTTATAGTTATTTTATCAATAAATCTCTGAACATAATATTGTGTTGGCACACCAGTTTGAGTTTTATTAGATAGACCTTGATAAGCGGATCTATTTACTTTTGTAAGTGGAAAATCAACTGAAGAAGAATTTCTATAAACAGCTTCTAATACATCATCTACACCATAAACTGCAGTTGCATCTGATGTTCCATCAGCTGTTGATCTATACATAGTATATACAGATTGACCATTTACTAATGTTATTGAATTGTTTGCGACTTCCCAATAATGAAGACCTCTATTAGCCCATTCTTGAAACATTATATTTAAAGAACGTCTTGCAGATTTTAGATCGTTTCCAGAATAATCAAAACGTCCAAGTCTTTCATACGCTTCAGTAATGATGTCATCAATACTAAACGTAGTTTCAAAAGTCGTAGTTCCAGAGGTTGCCATTTATCCTCCTATGAATTATTTCCGCCGCTATGAAATACTGTAATTGCTGTTACTTGTTCAGTTGTAAAAGCTGCGTAAACATCCTCTTTAAAAAGAATAGGTCCAGGAAAATTAATTGTTCCTGAATCAACTGCAGCAGGTTTATCTAATTGAACTTTGATAGTTCCTGATGCTCCTCCATCTCTAAGAGTAATAGTTCCGGCAGCTGCTGGACCAGAATATCTTACAGCATAAACTCTAGTTCTGCCTGATTGGATAGTTCCAGTTTCAGTTGCTTGTCTTGTAGACTCTACATCAACTGC